AAAAAGATTTGATAAAGATGAAGGAACTGGGGGTGGTGGAGGTGACAATGTTGGTATGGTTGGCTCTGCTTTACCTTCCTCTATTAATTTAAAAAATACTGCATTATTAGGACTCGGATTGGCGGGGTTAGGTATGGGTTTAAAAAAAGGATATGATAAATTAACAAAAGGTCGACCTTTACAAGAACCTCGACAATTACCCGGTCAACAACCACGAGATTTATTTAAAAAAGGAATAGATAGTTTAAGAGATAAAGCCACAAAATTAGAACAAACTGCCGAAAAAATAAAAGATTTAAAAGAAAAATTAGAAGGTAGACAACAAGGAAGATTTGGTGGTGGAGATGATCCACCCGGTACAAGTCAAACCGCTACATTATCTGGAGCTGCTGCTGCTGCGACAGCATTATCAACAAGAGAAAGTCCACCAGTTATGAGTGATTTAATGACACAATATGCAGACAATACATTACCTCAAGAAATATCAGATGCTATAAAAGATAATTTAGATACAATAAAACAATTATCAGAAGAACAACAAGATAAATTATTAAAAGAAATGTTTGATAATTATGATGAATATACTATGGGTGACATGGAGTATAACAACCCATTAGAAGATGATGATAGAGTCAAATATGGAAGAGCTGAAATCGAGGATATGTTAGATGATAGTGCAGGAGAGGTTTATAGAAATCCTACCGATAGAGGTGATACTGAATTATATACTGCCGATGATATAAGAGGAATGTTAGAAGAAGATGCCGAATTTGTAGGAGGTGACTTCGAGGATGATATACAAAGAATCATTAATAGATATGAACCACAAGAAGAAGAAAGAGAACCAGAAATAGTGGCGGAAGATGAGACAAAAAAATATAATATATAATTATAAATGCCATTAGAAATAAAAAACTCACAAAGGCAACCTATATTACTACAATTAAATTCTTCTAATGGTGTCGCAGGAGATACCGATGGAACTCAAACGTGGAATTTAGAAACATCTATTTCATCATTACAAAATGAATTAATGGTCGTACATTTACGAAGAGCAATAATCCCATTTTCATTTTTTACTTTATCTGAAACATTAAATAATAATATGTTTTATTTACAAGAAACCGATGGATCCTCAACAAATTTAATAACAATTACAGTACCAGAAGGAAATTATAATATAGAAACATTAACCGAATATTTAAGTGATGAAATAAAATCAGATACCACATTTAGTTCAGTATATACATTTGAACTACAACCAAATCAAAATTTTCTAAAAATATCTTTGACTTCCGGAACCGCCACAACTGGAACATTTCAATTTGGCACAAAATCAAACACAATAAGGAGATTTTTAGGTTTTACGGAAAATGATATTACTGTTGCGCAGTCCGGGTTTATTACATCTAATCGTGTGTTAGATATGACTGGTGGTATTGATGGTATCCATGTTAGGACAAATTTAAAAACTGATAATTGTTTAACTGATAATGGAAGACTCAACGAAGAATTAGTTATTATACCGATTAATGTTGAACCCTTTAATATAATATATTATCAAGAAGAGAGTTTTCCATTTAAATCTGTTATACCTGGAAAATCTATTAAATCTATTGAAATTTCATTAACAGATAGATTTAATAATGCACTCGATTTTAATAATATACCTTTTACTTTATTTTTAGAAGTTGATTTTCAATTTATAGATCGCAACCTGGACGCTACTAGTGAAAAAAACAGAACATCACAAGTCACATTAGATACTAAAATTAAAACTCAAAAAATAGAAAGTGAAATGGCTAAAAGGGCAATTTTAAATGATATTAAATCAAAAAGACAAAAAGAGGAAGGTAAATTATCATTAGTCAATAATTTACAAAATTTTCATAATGAAAATATTGAAAAAAATTAATATATTATTGATATAATATATAAATATGGGATTCTTCGACTCGATAGGAGATTTCTTTACAAAGACTATACCAAAGACAGCCAAAAAGGCAGCTCGAGGAGTCAAATCGGTGGCAGGCAGTGCTGTGCGAGGAGTGAAATCCGCAATTAAAGAGGTTAAAAAAGGCTTTAAGGAAATAGGTGACAATGTTGAGCAGTTTGGAGAAAAGAGAGCCTGGGAAGAAGGATTTAAAAAAGCAGGACAATTAGTACAAGCTCCTATGAAAGCAATTGAAAAATGGGATAAAGAAAAAGGTCTCGGCTCCAAGATGGGAGATTGGTCTGGGTTCAGCCCAGTGACATTGGCTTCTGGGGCAGCACTCGCAATCCCCACTGGTGTTGGTTATTTTACAGAACTCATAGGAAATAAAAAGAAACAAAAGGCGTTGGCTAGTGGATCAGCGGACGAGATTATGAATGCGTCTTTCGCCGGATTGGGTGTCCTGCCGTTAGGAGCTGTTGGTTCTGGAGCAAAAGCAATTGGGAGAGGAGGTAAAGCCGTCTCGAAAGGTGCACGTGGTTTATTTAAAAGTGCTAAAAATTTAAAATTACGAGGATAATATATTATTAAATATATATGAAAACATATATATTAAAAAAATCAAATAGAAAGGGCAAGAGGTATTTTATAGATATGATAGATCATGGTCACCATTTCGGTTCAGATGTGGGCAGTACATATATAGATCATAAAGATAATACTAAAAAAAAAAATTGGATAGCTCGACATAAACAAGATAAAAATTGGGGTTCAAAACATTCTGGAATATATCATTCAAGAAAATTATTGTGGTCAGAACCAACATTATATAAAGCAATTAAAAAATATGAAAAAGAACATAATGTAAAAATAAAAGTAAAATAAAAATATTATAATAAGTATATAATGAAAAAAGGACAAAAGCCAACTGATTATGGTGCGTCAAATATCGGTATTAAAAATTCAGATAAAACACATTCAAAAGGGCATAAAAGTTGTTAAGGACTATTAAGGACTTAATGTACCAATAGAAAAATCACTTTCATCAGAAAGCCCATCTAAATCAAAATAACTGCTACTTTCGTCATTACTTTCATAATTTAAAACATAATCTAATCTCATAACTTTATTTTGATAATATGTGGTACGTGACTCTAATACTTTATATCTACACATAAACTCATTTAATATAAATTGATAATAATATTTATCATTTAATAAAGTATAAATTTGTTTATTTATATATTTATATTCTACAATATCCTCAATATATTTTATTCTATGTTTTAGTATTTTATCTATTAGTTCTAATGGAAGGTTCTGCAACATATAAATATATATATGATAAAAATTATATATAGATTATATAATATTATATATATAATTATGTATTATATAGATGACGAAATTGTAAAAGTATTATTAAAAGATACTGAGAAATTTATGAAAGTATTAGTTGATAAAAATATAATTAATGATTTTTGTGAGGATCCTGTATGTAATGGTTATACTGATATAAATTATTTTATGATGTTATATGTTAATCATTTATTAAATAATAAAAATGGCGTAAAATTATTAAAAACACGGTTGAGTCAACATATCTCTAATGAAAAAAAAATAAATGATTTTATTTATAAAATTTTAAAGTTAAATTATAAAATGGAACATGGGATTTTTTCGTGGTTTGAAGCATCACATTTTAATATAGATTTTGATAATATTAAAGACACTAAAACTAAATATGAATTATAATTTTATCATAATTCGTTTTTTTTGTAAAATTATTATATATATAATAAATATAATGAACTGTGTTTATAGCATTAATAATATTCATTCAAAAGAACTTTTATATATTGGCAGTTGTGGAAAATTAAAGAAAAGGATAAATAATCATAGATCAGAAAGTAAAATAAGAACCGATAGAAAATTATATAAACATATAAATCACTATGGATGGAATAATTTTGAATTTAATATATTATGTGAGAATATTATTGTTCCAGAAAATAATAAAGATATATTACGAATATTTGAAGAACAATACAGAAAAATATATAATCCACCATTAAATAGTTTTATGTGTTTTATTGAAGATAAAAAAGCACATTTATCAAAACCTATTAAATGTGACTTTTGTGACAAATTCATTCAAAGGTGGAATATGTCGAAACATAAAAGGGTATGTAAGCATAAGCCTAACATGGAGGAATGTGAGGATTGTGAGATTAAAATCCTAAATATCGTTGATATTCCATAGGTGTCAATCCTAATTGCTCCCTATGTGACGCGGAGGGTTTCAAAGGTGTTTGTTGTTGTACTTCTTCTATTTCTAAATTTTTCTTTTTTGGTATTTTAATTGGTTTTGATTTCTTTTTTCTTCTTACGATTATTTCTTCCTCACTCGAGGATGATTCTTCTTCTTCTTCTTCTTCTTCTTCATATTCATCATCATCATCGTCAACATAAACAACCTTTTTCTTTTTCTGTTTCTTTTTTAATTCTAATTTTAAATTTCGTATTTTCTTTGCTTCTTGAGCTTTAATTTTTCTTAATTCTTCTTTTGATAATTTAGTGGTTTCTTCTTCATCTTCTTCTTCTTCTTCTTGTATTTTGCCTAATTTTTTATTTCTAATTTTTTTTTTAACTTTTTCTTTTTCTTCGAGTACACTTAACATTTCATCCTTTTCTTCTTTGCGTTTTGCTATATTTGCCTCTCTTGCCTCTCGCATTCTTTGTATAGCCTTCTCACGTGCAGGAGTCATTATATATTTTCTATTATTTTTTTTCTTTTCTATTGAATTAGATTTTTTAGGAGTTTCTTCTATTATTTCTTCGGATTCTTCTTCCTCAACATTCTCAACATTATCATTATTATCAATATCTGCCATTTATACTATATGTAAGAAAAAAAATATGATTGTTTAATTTTATTGTTAATTTTTTTAATTATAGTTATTATTGTTATTATTGTTAATTTTATGTATTCTACATACTTAAACCAACATAAATCAACATAAACCGCCCTTTAAATTTGAGGGTGGTTTAGGTTAATAAGGGTATATACTAATATATTATTAATGAATATTAGACTATTTAAACTTAAATCACCTAAACCAACCTAAATCGCTATTTTGAAAAAAAATAAATAGAATGATATGTTTTAATATCAAAATTACGATTTAGGTTGATTTAGGCGGGGAGGGTGGTTTAAATATATATAATACATATTTTATAATAAACACCAGCAGCACCAGTGCGATCTATATTTTTCTTCTTCTTCCTCTTTATGCCACTCCATCTCATTTATAATTTCGGCTTTTATCCTTTCGACTTCGCATAATGAAATTTCGTACATATATTATTTAAATTATAATTTTTCATCCACAGTAGTAGCAACACCCTATTAACTTATAATCTGTATCCCCTGTAAATATATAATCTTGTGTTGCCTTGCCTATTGTATAATTCTTTACAATACCGTCATTTTGTTTCATAGCCAATCCTTCTTTCGATGAAGTTGTTAGTAAATCTCCATTAGATATATTGCCGTTTTCATTACATACTTTTATGCCACCCTCTCCAACAGAATTAATAAATAATCTTTGTTTTTCTATTTTTTTATTTACAACACTCATAAATAAACCAGTACCATATTCTCGTTGATTATCTTTTGTTTCTACATTAGAAATTACACCATAAACTCTTTTATCTCTTACTTTATTAGATAATTCTACTATGGGCTGAGCCTCATTAACATCTATTATATCTGTGCTTGGGTCATTTTCATTATTATCGTGTATTATACTATTATATTTACCAGTGGATATAACAACTAATCCTATATAATCATCTATATTATCTATTATTGACTGATTTTCAGTAATACACCTATGCTGTCCTGTGAAATTCATTTGCTGATACGAACCACTTGAAGCAGAAGTGCCTACATAACCTTTTAAGGCTGTACCCCCTAATGATGTACCGAATTGAAAGTGGAGATCTCCAGTCCCCCCCATAAAAATATACCACGTATTAGCACTTGTTATATTAAAATCTACATTATTTGTAAGCCAAAATCCAGCATTTTGTGTGCTTACTATTGACCCTGCTGCTATATAACCTTGAAATGTAGAATCACCATTTACTACGAATCTTGACCCAGCAGGAGTTCCTGAAATAGCACCAATATTTACATTAGTGTTTGTTCCTGCGGAGGTTGTTAATGTTGAACTTGATAAAGTCCATTGAGCTCCTGCAGAAGACCACTGAATACCACCTGAGCCATTACTCGCTATAACTTGTCCGGTTGTTCCAGTAGAACTGCCTAAATTCATAATAGGGTCTTTTAGTGTTTTACTTTCGAGAGTTTGTGAGTGTTTAGAAAATACGAAATCTTGTTCTTGGGTTAATTGTGGTAAATTAATAACTCTATCGGCTGCCAAATTGAATGGTGCTGTAATTTGATATTCGTGAGTTGCTCCTAAATCATTTATTTTTGGCGTTGTTAAAAATGGAGATACTAATGCTTTATTTGTTAATGATTGCGTTGCTTTCGTCATTACAAATTCCTCTGTATTATCAGCCACTGCTGGTATGGTGACATCCTTATCTGCTGTTAGACCACCACCCAATATCCTAAATGAATGGGAAAAATCAGCATCTAATATTGAAGGTCTTTTTATTGTTGGATCATTAATAATCGCATTCTCCATCGTGGTATTGGTTATTGTTTGTCTAACTGTTGACTCTCCTACCACAAATCTCACGTTTGATTGTAGGGGTGGTATAGTTAGACTCTGTGGATTGGCACTATCTTCTGCTGTTATAGTTATAGCGGTGTTATTTGGGTCATTTACAACTAACGATGTGAATACTGGAGCTGTATAAGTACAACTTGAAAATGTTTTATTACTTATTGCTTGTGTTAATTCAGTGGTCACCAATGTGTCGGTTTCTGTTATTACTGGTAAATTTAAAGAATAATTGCCCCCAATAGCACCAGCACTAATTGTATATTTATTTGAAGCCCCTAATCCAGACCCTTTAATCTGTAATCCATCAAATACACAATTATTTAATGTATTACTATTATTTAATGTTTTATTTTTTAATGTTTGTATGAAATCTGCAGTCACTAATATATCATCTCCAGTTAATGCTGGAAGTGTAATTATTCTATCTGCTGATATACTGCCTCCTGCTATTTGATATGTCTCAATTCCAGATGCTTCACTAATTTTTGGTAATGTTAAAGTCTTATTTGTAAAAACCTCTGCTTTATCCAGTGTCGCAAGAGTTCTACTGCCGGATGGTAAAGTGAGAGTCCCAGTTCCAGTTTTGATAGATGCCCCAAGTGTTAAATCGCCTGTTATTTCGGCTTTTCCATCACATCTAAATTGTGACCACTGTGATGTATCAGCTCCTCCAGTGTTTTGTTCAGTACCAACGAGTAAATTATAACCAGTATTATCTGGATATAAATTAGAAGAATCTAAATGCCAGTGTGACCCAGCATTTTTAAGATTTCCAACAGTAATCCTTTTTACAATCTTTCCGGTAGTTCCATCACTCACTATAACGAGGTCAGTATCATTCAAAGTTGTGGTGGCTTCTGTATTACTTCTCATTGCTACGGAAACTTTGGCTTTTGTTGTTGATGATGTTTGGTCTATCTCGATAGACTCCCCATCCTCAAACATATTATTAATATAAATATTACTGGTTGAAGAACCTCGCCCATTTAAACTTCTGCTCATTATAATTTAATACAATATAATATTATAAAAAAAAAATATACATTAATATTATATATAAAATGAGTTTAACAAACACCGAAGAGATATACACCGCTAAAATTGATATTTTCTCACAGAATCGTCACGCTAATTCCGTGTCTATGGCTAATGCTGATTATCAAATCAATCTTCCATCATTTATAGGTAATAAAAGATATATAAGAGTTTTTGTTGAAAATTTTAATATAGCAATTAAAACATTATCTCCAGAAGAAATAATTTGTGTACGATTAACAACACAAAGTCAAGTTAATTCTTATGATACATCGAGTAGTGGATCCTCTAATCTATTAATAACATGCATTAAACAAGGAGCAAGTGATTATGGAATTACAGCATCAAATAATTATAATGGCATAAATATAGGATCCCTACCAGTAGGAAATATTAATATAAGAATAACAAATGCACATAATGCCGATTTAGTTTTAGTAAATAATGTAAATGATTATTCTTTACATTTACGGATAGAAGCATATGATTAAAATATTATAATATAATATAGATGTATAAGCACGAGGTAATAGAACACGTGATACCAAGAAAAAAAACAATAGAGGAATGTAATGCTATGAAATATAATAATATGTTAGGTTATGATATTGTACCAGTAAAAGAAAATCCTAATATTGAAATAAAAGAAATGAAAGAATATTATGAATCATTAGATTATTATGAGGGAGATACTAATAACAAATTTTTATATAATAAATTTGTTAATGAAAAAGATTATGGAGAGTTAATGGATTATTTATTATTACAACCACATTATAAATATATGAGTAAAGAAATATTATATTATTATTGCAGAACATTATGTGGACGTAAATTAACTAAAAATGATTATCGAAAAATAGCAAAACAAGAAAAGAAAGAAATTGAAAAAATGAAAACAAAAGAAAAAGTTAATTTTAAAAAGAAGGGTGGGGAGTTTGTTTTAAGATTTTAATGAATGTATATATTAATGGAAGATAGAATTGAATATATGAAAAATTATTATTCAAATAATAAAGAAAAGTGGAAAACATATAATAAAAATAATACAAATAATACAAATAAAAAAGGTCAAAGAATAAAAAAGAAAAATTTAATTTTTGAAAAAGTATGTAAAGATATAATTTTAATATTTGATTAATATATAATATGGCATATAAAACATGGGCGGATTGGTATAATGGTATAACTGATGAAGATGTAGAAATAGCAAATGATACAATAAATTTTTTAAAAGAAAGACTCGCTAATTTTAAAAATGATAATGAAAATAATAAAAATAAAAAAAAAATTGAAAGATTAGAATTATCTATAAAAACAATTAAATATTATTTTAGTATGAAATAATTATATATACATAAATTATAATGTTAAATTTTTTAAAACCAGTAGTGACTGCCTTATTAGGAAAAGCAGTTAAAAAAGGAGCAAAAAATGTAGCCCAGACAGTGACCAAAGGAGCTAAAACGGTAGCAAGAGGTACAAGAAAAGGAATTAAGCAAGTGGCTCAAAAAACAGAAAAAGTCGGCACTGGATTACAAAACGTCGTACGTCAAGCAACGGAGGTTTCCCCAGTATTAAGTGGAATGATTAAAACATGGGGAGCAAGAAGTACTGCCGACAGAATGAAAGCATTATTAGGTGGAGCTTATAAGGAAGGCGTTGGAAAGGCACAAGCATCTCAATTTATAAAAGCATTAAAAAATATACCTTTTCAAAAAGCCAAAGATGGTAATCAATTAAAAAATATTATTAAAAATATGAAAGCAGATACTGTTGCCGATAGAGGTGTAAAAAAGAAAATATTGAATGGACTAGGAAAATTATTTTCAAGTGCCAAATCAGCATTAGGTAGTGGAGCGGAAGTAGCAGGTGACGCAGCGACAGATTATATGGTTGGTAGAGCCGTACAAGTAGGAGGTGCTGGTTTAGTTGGGTTAGGTTCAACAGCGGGAGGTGTTGCTCTCGGAGCCGAGCTTTCTAAAAAATAAAATATTATTTAATAATATATGGGATTCTTTGGAAATATCTTTAAAGCAGCAGCACGAGGTTTGAAATCTGTCGGAGGAAAAGCAGTACGAGGTTTAAAATCGGCTGGTGAAAAGGCTATGCGAGGATTGAAAAGTGGATATCAGAAAGTAAAATCATTTATAACTGGAAAGTCAACACCAGCACCAGCCGAACCAAAATTATCAACAACTTTAAGGAATAGAGGTGCATTTAAACCAAAGGCACAATCAAAAGTACCTTATGAACCCCCTATAAAATTAAGAAATCCTAAACCACCTATTAATAAAGGTCGAGCATTAAATGATCCTATAATGACACGGAGACCCAGTGGATACATGGGAGAGTCAATATAAATTAAAATATTATTTAATAATATATGGGATTCTTTGGGAATATCTTTAAAGCAGCAGCACGAGGTTTGAAATCTGTCGGAGGAAAAGCAGTACGAGGTTTAAAATCGGCTGGTGAAAAGGCTATGCGAGGATTGAAAAGTGGATATCAAAAAGTAAAAGGTTTTATAACTGGAAAAGGAAAACCTAAACAGTGGAAAGAAGGAGACCCCGCCAGATTTAGAAAAGATGGAGTTATAAATGTCGGAGGTGGTAATAAAATGCGAGTTGTGGGGGGACGACCAACTGGAAAGGTTATACGAGGTAGTCCATATACAGACCCTCCTAAAACCAAAGGATTAGGATCTAAAACATTTAAAAATATAGATATTGATGATTTAGGATTATAAATTAAAATATTATAATGTATATATAATGGGTGCAGCAAGAAGTAAAGAGCAAATTAGAGCAGATGATAAGGCGAAAGCAGAAAGACAAGTAAGGGAAATGTTCCCAGAATTATATAAAAAAAAGAAAAATAATAAAAAAATAATCGGAATTAAAAAAGTAGCTCCATTAAAATTAAATGGAAATAAAACAAAAAAAAATAAAGGTTAATAATATATGTATATATACAGAGGACAAAAGAGTCACGAGCGTGAACTAAAAGGACAAAAGACAAATGCACATAAATATAATAGGGGTTATAAACCGGATAATTCATTATCTAACATGGTCACAGAATATAAAAGAAAAGTAATGAATGGTTTAGTTGAAGATAATAAAAAAAATATGTCATTGGATAGTATATTATAAATGAAAAAAAAGAAGAATAAAAAAAAAATGGCTATTAAAATAGAAATACGACAATATACAAATGGGGATATTGAGAAAAAACATAAACCTAAACATAAGGAAGTACTGCCTATATTTGAAAATAATAATAAATTAAGGGGCAATAACATCTTGCGGTGTGACGATAGTTTCTAAATCATTATTTATTTCTTCATAAAATAATAATGGTTTTTCATAAGGTTCAATCGGTTTAATTTCCACACAATTATCTAATGTTTTATTAATTCTTTTTTTTTGTGGATTATATAATTTAGTTTGTAGTGTTGTTTTAGTCACAATAACAGCTCCACCAAAACAATCATTAATAAATTCTATGACTTCTTTTCGTCCTTTACATCGATTAAAATGTTTAACCACTTTTTCTGGATCCTTTGGATCATAAATGAAAACATTATATTCTTTTCTTAACATTCTTATATATATATAGATATATCTTTTTATATGCTTTATATATATATATGTATTTAATATATAATATAATTGAAAAAAAAATAAATTTAATAATAGTTTATATTATAATTAGTCACTATCTATATCCTCCATGTTATATTCATTTTTATTTAATTCATTCATATCTGTTTTATCTTCTTCTGTAAGGTTTAATTTATTATCGTTATGTGGATCATAACCATACTTATTTTTCCAGAATTCTAATACTTGATTAAATGAATCTAATTTAACCATTCTTTTATTATTGAACGGTTTAAAGAATTTCATATAACAATTTTCATTTGTATCAGTTAATACATCTTTCAGTTTTTTCCAAAATTGTCCTTCATCTCTAATAAATGAATAATCTTTTTCATATCTCGATTTATAATACGCATACATTCTTTCCTTTTGAATTGGTTTATTAAATTCTAATTTTTCCTCAACATCATTATATATATTAAATTTAATAAATCCTTGTTCTAATAAATATGCCATATATTTTTCAACACTATTAAATCCATTTTCCATCTGATCTATCATATATTCGGTTAATTCAAATTTTCTTGGATTAAAGTCAGTTATATCTCTTTCATAGAAGAATTTAGCAATATTCCTTGAGTCTAATTCTGCAATTTTATTAAAATATTCTGCCTTTTCTTTATCTTGTACTCCCGCATATTTATTAGATGCTTCTAAACAGAAATATCTCCTTGAACCATTATCAACTGGGGCATACCACGTTTCATTAGAAAATGATATATAATTATGATATGCGTCTTCATCATACATATCTATTCCTTTTTTTTCAATTGGTATAACTTCTCCGGTTATATATTCTTTTAATTTTGATTTACATCTTTTATCTCCAGAAAAGAATGCTTCTTCTAATACTATAATTAATTTAGAACTCATTTGTCCATTAAATCGTCCTAATACTTGGTCTTTATCTGCGGATGAAAATATATATTCTTTACCTAAACCTTCAAAGATTTTATTAATTGTTAGTGATTTTCCGGCTCCTTCATATTTACTCTTAACACATAACATAACTTTCGTCTTTTGATTAGGTTTTTGATATATCCAACTAAAATAATTTAAAACATACTCGCAGTATCTTTTATTACCTTTACACCAAATATTTAATATATGGTCTGTTAAGGGTTTTATATTATCATCCCCCCATAACTCCATGTCTTTTTTAGAATGATTAAAACCTCTAAATAAATTAAAATTTTCATCTTCTTCATCAATATCCACAACTGGATTAAAATATTTTCTTAATTTTTCTTTTCTTTGTTCTGACTCCATCCATAAATCAAATAATTTAATTTTACATTTTGTAAATTCACAATTACCATTTTTATCTTTTTCTATTATTTCAATAGTAAAATCTCTATTTTTAAATATATCTTTAATATCTTTTGAGTTTTTCTTAATATCAAATGAATTTTTTGATTGGAAATTTTCAAATATATAATGAACCGCACCGTCACTTATAATCATAGTTAAATGCTCATTCATTTTTTTAACTAATTTATTAATCATTCTATTCCCTGCTGTTTTTGGACTATCAAACTCTTTTAATAATTTATTTTTATCTCCTTTTTTATATTTATCATAGTACTCCCCATAATACGCTCTTTCGGCTATGCCTAATAGAATGGTTTTGGTTGGCACTATAATATTTTTAGGTTTCTTTTTATAAATATTAATTTCATTTCTAATTGAATTATAAAATTCATCTCCTTTATATTTTTTAATTAAATGATGTAATGAACCATAAGAAATTTTATCACATTTAGCAATGTCCCAACGTTTCTTATCTTCTGATTCATTTACCTTTGAATATGTTGAATTCCATTTCCAGAAAACTTCTGGTGTATTTAATGATTTACAAATTACTAAACATTTAAACCAATCCTCCTGCGATAATTCTTCAATATCTAAACAACATAAACATTTATTAATCGCAATTTCAATATCGGTTTGTGGTTTATAATCTTTACTAAATTTTTCTTTATGTGTTTCTGTAATTTGTGATTTTTGTTTTTTTGATAAATAAGGTGCGGTTAATATTATTTCAATATCTTTCTTAACAACATCCTTTATTTCTTCTTCATTAAATAACATATTATTAAGTTCTAATAATTCGTCACTAATTTTTGTATAATGTGGTGTATATATACTTATCATATTCATTAATTCTAATTTATTGGTTATTTCTTCAATTCCATAAAATTTTGAATTTTCTAATGAATAATATGTTTTTTTATCTCCCTGTGTATATAATAAACGGTTTCCATTACTGGTATAAACGCATTTATCCATATATTTATGATATTTACCTAATGTTTCATTTGATTTTATAAATTCAAGAAAATATAACATAAAATTAGAATCAACTATAAGATTAGGAAAATGTAATTTATATTTTTTTAATTCTAAATTATTATTATTTGAATTTTCTATTATAATAAATTCTTCTAAACCACAATCAATAAAATCATTTGGTTCAATTTCAAAAGGGATGCCATCAATATCAAAGAACATGGGATAATATTGGCTTCTACATTCTGTAATCATCCCAATAAAATTTTGATGTTTAAATGAATTAATGACTAAATCATATAATTTATTTTTATCTCCTAATTCAATATAATATTTACCATTCATAAATTCAGCTCCCGCTACTAAATAATTTAATGGTTTATCATAATTAACTCTTTTTGAAGATAAAAAGTCATTAATATTTGTTATTTGTCGTACAAAATTTTTTGTTTTTGGTTTAAGTAAATTTTTCATATTTATATTATTATTATATTTTAATTTTTTAATTTTATCACATTTATTTTTTTTTTCTATTAAATATGAATTAAAAACCATCGCAATCGAGGTTATATTACTTATTGTTGTTTGAAACTTATAAGCACTCGTTAATTCATTAAACCAAACATTCTGCCATTCTGTTTCTATCATTATTATATGTATTATATATATATAAACCAACGTCTTTATATAGTTTATATATATAATATATATTAATATATATAAAACATATAAACCACCCTTCCCACCTAAACCAACATAAAATATAATTTTGATAGTTTAGATTGTAATGTTTATAATTTTTTTTTTATATTAATTTAGGTTGGTTTAGTTGGTTTATAATTTATAAATAAAAAAAAAAATAGATCATAAATATTATTTAAACCATGTTATTATTTATTTATTCATATACACCTCCTATTAATAAAGAATTAATATTTAATTCATTATTTATTAAATATACTAAATTATTTTCAAATTTTATTTTATAATTATTTTCTAAATTAATATAATGTTTATTATTAATAATTTCTTTTTGTGTTTTTACATTAATCCCAACTAACATATGCTCATATATAGCAGCATCACAATTAGTTTCAGTATAACGTGTTCTTAAATTTACCCAGTTTTCATTTATAAATGTTATTCTAACAGTATTTTTAGTTTCTTTTTTAAAGAATACAGAAAAATTTGTTATATTTTCTTTATTAACATCCCCCTTATATTCATAATTAAACACAATATTAGGGTTTTCTTTATTAATATTAAATGTTTTAGGTTGTTTAGGCATTATGTGTATTATACATATATATATATTATTATTTCTAAATAATTTATACATATAAGGGTATATAATATATATTAATATATATAATATATATAAGGGGTTTAGAATTAATAATATATATATATATAATACATATGAATATGTTTAATAATGAAGTAAATAACATAAAATTTAGCCCCGCTGAATATTCTTGTTCTTGGACAGAAGAATTCGGTGAAAGTGTTAATATACTTTATTCTTTTCATTTACAATTTATTAAAGAAACTAATAATTTTATAGAAATAAAATATTGTTTAAAAAGAACATGGTTAAATTGTGTTAGGGTAGAAGAAGGAAATTATATAACTAAAAGAATTAAAAAAAAATATGATGATAATTATTTTTTAGATGAATTTAAAAAATATTTAGAATTTGATTTAAATATTGATAATATATTTTGTAAAAGAATGATAGGTTTTTATAATAATAAAATTTATTTTACACAATATAGATATTTTCAAATTTATTATGAATTAAAAGAAAGAGTTGAAAATGATGCTTCTTAAATAGATCATAAATTTTAAATATATTAAATATAAATTTTTTTTTTGTTTTATAATTTGTCCATGGAAACGCTTTAAAACCATATATGATTGATATTATCCAATTATAACTATGATATAGAACAAATAAGGGCTATTTAGGGCATAAAAAAATTTTTTTATGCTTATTATGGGGTGTTTTAGTTCTTTATCACAGTTATATTTACTTGTTTTTTATCATATTTACAATTTATATATATATATATTTAATATTTATGTATATTATGTATATATATATATATAATATACATAAGGGGTTTAAAGACATTAGTTTATATATATGTATAATACATACAATGCCGAATTTTCAATCACAATTTATAAATGAAATATATTATTCAAAACCAGTATATAGAAATGTTAATTATAAGAAACCTATTGTTGTACCCCAAGAAACATTGAATACTTATTTTAAAACAAAATTTATTAATATTGTAAAATCTTTTAAATTACAAACTGACATTTATGATCTAACATCATCATTATCAGTTAGGTTTTATATTAATAAACAAATGAAAGATAAATTTTATAATTTATTTAGTAAATTAAAAAATAAACCAAAACCAATTGAAGATAAATTTTATATTGAAAATTATATAAGTTCATTAAAGGTTATTCAATTAAAAAAGATTATTAAAAATTTTAAATTACTCAACGAAGAAACCGAAAGAATAAAAGTTCCATCACTTAAAAAAGATTTAATTATAATAGTAAATAATTTAAATTTAAGTTATGACGATATTCAAAATTATTTATCTGATAAACCTAAAAAGATTATTAGGTGTTTAATTTGTAATTCATCAACTAAAACATTATCTTTCTTTGGGAGTCGAGCAGATATATATTGTAATGATTGCTATATTTAATTACAATTATATATATATATTAAATTTATTTTTTTTTTGAATAATATTATTTAAAAAAAAATAATTAATTAAGTTATATTTTCTTGATTAGTATTTTCTTTATTTTCTTTATTTTCATCTAATACTTGACGTTCGCATGATATACATGGAGTATTAATTTTAGTACATCTTGAATGGAAACACGTGGATAATAAAGTCGCCAAACCTCCTACACTAACACTAATAATTGCTACCACCTCAGCTCCTGTTAAAGTCATCTATATTATATAAACATATTTATCTCAATTCAGTTCTATATAAATAAGGATAGTCCTTCATTCCACTCACCGATCCAGCCGTACGTGTACTTAACATTTTTAATAAATTGCCTGTGGGTGACGATAATTTTACCCTATTAACCATATTCATTCCTCCCTTTTTTGCTTTTGCTTTTTTACCTTTTGCCATTATATATATAGCATACATTTTTTTTTATTTAAATTTAATATTCACTATCCATTCGCCCACTAATATCAAATGTAAATTTAATGTCACACCACACCCAGTGGTCTACGCGTTGCGACAAAAGAGTTCCACCAGTAGAAAGGGTGGGCATAAATCTTAATGGTGCACTTACTAATGATAAATTTTCACCAGATAAAACATTGCCATCATTGAAATCTTCTAATGGAAGAGCTACTAAAAATTTAGTGGCATCTGTTTTTGTAGCACTATAATATTTCGTGGCTGTGGCTGATTCATCTATTAAAGTCTCCCTATCGAGATTGCCTACAACTCCGAATGTTTGAAGCACCTCAGTATATGCTTGGGCTTTATTATCGTTGCTTATGTTTATGCGTTGATTAGGTCTGGACTGGCCCGAAACCTCGTAGCGATAACTTTCCATCGCAGCGGAATAACGTGATGATAAACTGAATTTAGTCATATCAGATATATCTGCAGAAGGACGAATTATAGTCATTATACCCTTTGCTGATTGGCACGAAGCACTGAATTGTAAATCTTGCTCTCCATTGGTATTAGCTCCGATATTGTTGGAAGAATGAATAAAAGTCTCACCATAGAAAGACATACCCCTCTCTCCTTTTTCTTGTAATCCAGCGAGGAATGTGGTGTTGAATAGCTCGTTGAAGCGCACTTCCTTCGCTCGTATCTCCACGTTTTCAATTCTATATCCAACATTACCATTTGCTGCAGTAATATTCGCAGTAGTTTTTAAGTAATTTTTAGGGTTTTTTAGAGTTAAGACAATCTTCATTGGGCTGCCTGTAAGAAACCCACAGGGACAAAGCATCTTGCTTCCTAAAAGACCAGATACTAAATTATCCACTAATGTGACACTGCCACCGTCGGTTCTCGAAGTTGCTGCAGTACCACTTTCAGTTAATTTTTTCTGGGTGGAAGGGAGTCCATCAGTAGTCATACCATTTAATACTGATTCAATAGATTTTGCATGTCCAGCTCCAGTTTGATAATTAAATAAAACATCATTTAATTCACCATAAGATCGGATATATTCTAATGTTTGAGATTGAGGTCCACGTATTTCTAATGTATCTATGGATCCCAACATACCTCCATCTAAAATTACATCGGCAGCATTAGCTCCACCTCCAGTACCACTATTACTTCTATTTGTTATTTTCCAACTAATAGTTGTTTCACTGAAATCGATAAAAGAACCACTGGAGCAATTTATAGGAATAACAATTTGACTATTGGAAACTTCCGGTTCATAAGAAGAATTCTCAGAACGGAAAATGCGGAGTTCACTAATAGCATTTTGAGCTTCGGTCTGCTCATTAACGGAATATTGTACTGACGAAGGATTAGACATTATAATATATTATTAGAAAATAATTTAAAAAAAAAATTAAACATTTAATTATTCTATTTTATTATACACCTGCTCAGACATACTTTTAGAATGGAGCATTTCTTTGGCTATATCTTTTTTTTCTTTCTGAGTTAAATTATTATTTTCATATTTATCTGTGATATATATAGATCGTAATAATGAGGAGCTTATACTTTTATTTCTTTTTCTTTTAAATATTTTTTGTATATATTTACTTATACCATTTGGAGTCATGGGTGTTTTATTAGATACATTTATTAAAAAATAATCTGTAGGATTTAATTTAATCCATTTTTTTATTAAAGATTTTAAATCATTATTATTTACTTCTATTTTTTGAGTTCCATATTTTCTTGCTGTTTTATATGAATTTAATACAAAATAAGGATTACCTTTTCTAACAACAAAATAATTCTTTTTATCTTTTTCTGCATTATAGTTTTTTTCCATTATAATTTTCATATCACTAAAATCATTTCTAACTGGTGGAAAATACTTCCCGGAATAAATAGAAAGTACTAAATATTGCTGTAATAAATCTAAATCTTTGTCACTAACAGAAGGAGCATTTAATATACCTTTTCCATTAACCTCTGCTTTTAATTCTTTTAATACTTTTAATATTTCCTTGTGATCCAACCAATTATCTTTTTGACTTTGTGATTTAGAATTTTCATCATAATTATCATTAATACTATCACTTAATTTTTGTATTTGTAAAGAATACTCGTCAATTTCTCTTTCATATTTTTTCTCACAACATCGTAAACCAACTAAAACAGCCACCAAATAATTTTTTTGAGTACTTGGTTTTAATTTATCTTTTAAAATATTCATTACAGTTTTAACATTTTTGAATTTCTCCATGTCTTCAACTTCTAATTTATCCTTATCTTTATCAGTTATTAATTTATATAATTTTTTTAAATTATTATTATAAGTATTTAATGAATTGTCACTTATTTCTCTTGTATTTTTAATTTTATCAATTAATAACATATTTATATTTATATCATAGATATTTTTTTTATATAATTAACTTATTATTGAATTAAATATATGTTCGCATAATTCTTCCGGGATTCTGTACGATTTCTTTTTTTTATAATTACCAGCGTCACTAAAATCATCCCACGATTGATGTTTATGTGACCCATCGCAACACTTTAATTTTAAATCAAAATTATTATAAAATATTGTTGGTTTTTTTATAGGATAGTTATACATACAATAATTACATATTGAATAATCATAATCATCGAATATACCTCTTTTTGATATATTATTAAATTTTGTATGATATGGATTTTCTATTGTCCATGTTATATTTTCAAAATAATCAATTATCTCTCTTATTTTATATAATAATTTATCACTTTCTTTTAATTTTTCTATATGTATTTCTTTTGTAAATAAATATTTATCTTCACCTCTTCCTTTATATCTTCCGTACCACGATGATTGTAATGTAGACATAAATATACATGGAGGACTAAAATGTATATGATTAAAATAATCTTTACTATATGTTTTATAATCCCATTCTAATACATCGACTAAAATATCTGGTTGCCACATGGGTTCTATATCTACACTAACAACCTCCCAATCATTCTTTTCAAATACTTTTCCAAAACTTTTAGTTCCACAAAAAACTTCTAAAAGTCTCATATATAGTTTTATTATATTATAATTTTAAAAATATAACATTTATTTCTTTTTATTTTTCCTTTCTCTACTATCTAAATATTTAATTAATGCTGATTTTAAATTAGAAAGTTTTTGTCCACTACTTGTTATTTGTGGTGTTGCTTCTTCATATATTTCTTCCAATTGTGTCACATATTTATCGAGAGCTTGTTTAGTCATTTTTTTTTTATTAGCATCTATTAATTTAAAAACTCGTGCTTTTTCTTCTTTGATTTCTTTTGATACTCTTTCGACACTTGATA